CAAGAAAACACCAACAATCGAATCGGTTGGAGCGGTGCTACCGGGGGTAGCTTCGCCGTTATCCGAGGTGATTGTGGATTGAACCACAAAACCGCGAACCAACTTAACGATGTCGCCATAGTACAAGTTACTTGCGTAACCATATTGAATAGGCAAATTGCGGGTAGAACCTGCAAACAATTGCCCACCGATCAAATTGACCGGCTTTAGGCCATAAGGGGCCACAACCTGAGGATATGCCATAAAAAACTCCTAAGTATTAAGAACCGGAACCGAAACTCACGCCCTTGGAAGATGTAGATTGACGCTCTGCAAACTTCTTCATACGTGGGTCACTATCCCTCATAAAGTTATTGTCCACTGATTCCATCTGGGCTTGATTTTGGTTGGCGTAATAACGTTCCATAGCTTCAACGCGTTCTGTTGAATTGGCGCAAAGCATCAATCCACCAATTTCCACGTTGCCATTTGTGGATCCATCCAACATCAATTCCGGATAATCAACTGCCTTTACCGGCTCCCATCCATCACGGCGTTTACGAGAAACGTTTGTGGGGTCTCCTACCGACAGGATATGCGTAGCAATCCAACGGTGAGAAATACCCGGACGAGGGTTTGGATCTGGCAGGGTGCTAGAGGGTTTGTACTCATAGCGCATTTCTTTGTCGCGTGATTCAATTTCACGAGGGGTGCGGGTATCTGCTTTCATATTAATTCTCCAATTTCAAAACTTGTTCAGCGTACTGTTGATTCGTGAGTCCAAACTTTCGTGCAAGCGCTACTTGCGTCTGCGTTAAAGTCATAACCTTCTTCCCAGTAGACCGTGCAGCCGGAGCTACAACACTTACGGTTCTTTTTGGAGAACTTTCTGCGGCAGACTGCCGATTTTCTTCTCCAAATAACTCTGGAAAAGCTTTCTTAACGCGAGCGTCAATGCGCTCGAAGTACTCAGGGTGATCAGAATTAATACCCTGAGCCACTAGTTTTTGATGCAACCCTAGTGCGTAGTTGGAGTATTCTTCAAATCCCGGCGCACCAAACCACTGGTTTTTTGCTTGCCAGCGCAAGGTAGCCTCATCAGGCTGGGGTGCTTGTTGGATTTGTTGCGTTTGTACCACATTATTTTCAATCGGTAAAGTGGCCGGTCGAAAATTATTTGCAGCAGCAAGGCGCATTTTGGCATCAGTAAGGGCTTCCTGAGCGGCAAGCATCTTATCTGCGTCAAAAGCTTCTTGAGCGGCCCGGAATTTCTGGCGGGCCATTTCAATTTCTTGCTCTGCTGCAGATTTAATGGTGTCTCCATATTGTTTGGAGCCCTCATTAACATACTGTTTTAGCTGCTTGTTTTCATTTAAAAGCTGCTGAGCGAGGCGCTCAAGCTCCTGTTTTTCACGCAATGTTGCTTCTTTAACGCGCCGCTCATCATGTCGGGCATGCGTTAGATCTTTAATACGTTTTTTAACGTTTTCAGAGTAGTTTTCAATCTCATCGTCCGTTGGATCCAAAACCTCCTTATCAAGGGGTTTGCGTCCACGGTCTTTTGCAGGTGTGTCGTCAATGATTTCAATGTCAAAACCATCTTCTTTTTCAACGCTCTTGACTTTTTCGTCAATTTCATCGGGGAATTTATATTCGTCCATTATTTACTCCTTATGCGCGGCTAATGCCACGTGGATCTGCGACAACACCTTCGACCTGATCGTCATTGATGAAGCGAAACTCTTTGCCATAGATCTTTAGTCGCGTACCGGCATATGCCCGCACAATGACAAAATCTCCGGTTTTGCACCAAGCTCCGGTTGGAAACTTGTTGCTGTCCTTGTATGCATCTGGCCCTGCCTTCAAAACGAACAACACCGTTGTGGAGTGCTCTTCTTTTCTGGCCCATTCAGATGGTTTTACCAAGTCCAGTTCTGTGCCATCAATCTTGTCGGAGACATCTGGCACTACACAAAGCAGCTTAAAACCCGAAGGTTCTGGCAGCATGGTTCCCTTTTCTTCATCCGTTGCCGCTTCTGCTGGTGCTTCCTGCGGTTGGATTCTGCTGGGCAAGGTTAGGCCCGGAGGCAAAATGATTTCACTCATCGTTTTCTACTTTCTCTGCAAGGTCAATTAAATAACGCTCTGCGGTAGCTAGACCCTGAATAACACCGCATAGCTTTTGGTACTCCTCAAAGGAGCGGCACTGACCACTTGCTAGGTCGTCAGCGTAATTGTTCATATCGTCACGTATTTTCTTGCGCAGTACGGCTGCGAATTGATCAATCATTCTTCATCCTGTGGTTGTTGTGCTTGCTGATTTGCTTGCATTTGGCTTTCGCGGATTAATGAATCGCGCTTGTGTTTTGCAATTTCCAAACCGGTACGCATACCTGTTTGTTGTTCTGTAGATTGGATATTGCGTTTGTGTTTTTGCACATCCACACCAACCTTCATACTTTCCAATTGCAGGGTTCCATCTACCTTTTCTTTTTCCAAGGCAAACTTCATTTCATGGTTCTTTTGATTTAACTGCAGTTTCATTTGCTCAAGCTGCGCTTGAGTCTGAGCCTGCTGTTGTTTCAGTTGAACTTCTTGTTGTTTAATCTGCAGTTCCTGCTGTTTGATTTGCAGTTCCTGTTGTTGCATTTGAACCAATGGATCTTGGTTCGCCTGTTGGTTTTGCTGCTGTTGGGCTTGCTGTTGTTTTTGCTGCAACACGCGCTGTGCGGCTTGCGCCATAAGCGAGGAAACTGCAACTTCAACCTGCGGTGGCATTTTTTCATTCTGCGCGGGTAATGCGGTTCCAAGTTGTGCTTCCACTTGTTCGCGGTACGCAAAACCAACGTGCTCTGCAATATGAGCTTGCATAGCGGCCATAATCATTGGGGCTTTAGGGTTTTGCCCAACAAGCTGCATGATCTGTGGATCCTGCATTGCGGATGTGTGTACCGCAATGTGTGCATCGTGGTCTTGAAATTGGAATGCTTTCAAAGGAGATCCTTTGAGTGCGTTTACATTTTCAGAAACCGGGTCGGTTGGGAATTGATCATCCGGCAAAGGAACAAGCTTATCTGCGTGTTTGATGCCAAGAACCTCAAGCATACGGCGGTGCAGTTGCGGTAGATCATAAATATCTGGTGCCATCTGCGCCATTTGAATTACGGCTTGATATTGCACCACGCGCTGGCTCATTGTGGCTGCGTTGGGATCGCTGACCGGAATAATGTCTACATGAGAGAAGTCGGAGTGCTTGGACTTACGGCCACCCTTTTCAGGGTCAAACTCATATTCGCTTGGGCAGTCATCACGAATAATTGCTGCAAGCAATTGCAGTTCTTGTTTAAACGAATAATGAACGCGGGCTTGTACAGCCGTCATTACCTTTAATTGGCGCTCAAGCAGTGCTAACGTTGTACCCACGGGCGCTTGGCTGGACATGTCGCTAATCTGCATATCTGCGGTAGCGGCAAAGCGGCGTCCCTCTTCAACGATGTTGTTGAGCAGGGTATAAAGAACTTGGCTTGGCTCTTTGTATGGCAGGGGCAGGATGTTGTCTCGAAGAGCACCGGATCCAATATCTACGTCTCGGAACTCTCCCGGAGCGATTGGCGTATCATCTCCCTTAATGCGCAGTCCACGAGATTTAAGGCCTCCCGGTAGGTTTGAGAGCGTACCAGCATCGACAAGCTGCCGCATGATTGAGGTTGCTGATTTAGCAAATCCTCCAATGAGATGGAACAAACCAAACCCGTAAGCCCCGAATCCGGGTATGTATTGGTAGTGGACAAAATGCTGGAGTTTGAGCTTGAGTTCATCGTCTTCTTTCCAATTTCGGCGCACCGACAATACTTGGTTGGTTCCTTTGATTATTGTGACTACATAAGGCAGGGCAATGCCCGTCTCTTCGCCGTCATCATCCAAATCCTCAAAGCCCTCAAGATCCAAGTCCACCATCATTTCCAAGAGGGTGTACCGGTCATCGTTTAAATCGGTAAATCCGGTCTCTTGGTCTTTGGCTTTTTGTATCTCATCTGATTGGCGCAGGGGTTCCGATAGTTCTACATCTGCGTAAAAGCCGGTTGCCTGTAGCTTCAAAATATCGTTTTTGTGCATACGCATAACATGCGTAACACGGGGAGATGTGCGAATTTCAGTGCAGCCATAAGGCAAAAGAACATCTTCTGCAGGTACAAAGGCTGATACTTGGCGTCCCAAATTGGGATCTTTGTACACCTTTTTAAAAGAAGAGCCCGCCGCAGGCAAGCTCCAAAGCATTCTTTCCATTTCTGGGCGGAACTCAGGCATTTTTTCAATCAACTCGTAGTTCATATCCTCCTGAACATTGGCTGCTGCCTGTTTTTTCTCGGGAGTTTCTGCGCCCCAGATGGTTGTACGCACCGGGCCTGCCGCAGGGAACATTTCTGTGATGGTTTCCGACTGAAAACGCACCACAGCCTCGGTAATCATTGGGTGGAACACCCCGGAAGCACCGTTCCAAGGTTCTGTTCGCTCCTCATACTGCAGTCCAAGCAGCTTTAAACCTGTTATGTAGGCCTTTTCCCACTCTTTGCGGCTGTTTTTGTCGTTTTCCGCTTCCGCTGCAAGCTCTGAAGCAAGGCTTTGGAGCATTGCGTCATCCAAAACATCTACCAAATTGGCAGAAAAATCCTCACCGCTATCGGGAACAATGTCAATGTCGGTGTTTCCTGCGTGAATATGCATTGCCTTTGGGTCAATGATCTCAATTTGAATGTCCCCGCCATCTTCGGGAGCGTCTCCGCGACCCGGCATAACCTTATCAATGTTTGTAGCCATATAAGTCCTCAATAATAGGCGGCTGATCTGCGCCTGAAAATAACGGGTTCATCTTCTTCGTCGGATGCAATTTGAATAAAACCGCCTTGGCGGAACTTCATTAAAGCTTGACTGCTTGAGTCCACCAAGTCGTCATGGTCTCCGTTTGGAAACGAAGCCATCTCATCCATAACCTCTTCTGCCCACCTTTTTTCTGGGCACCAAACAACACCGGAAGCAAATAAATCAGATATGGAGTTTACACGGCTAATTTTGTCATTGCCTTTACCCGGTGTAAACCCATGAAGAGGTATGCCCATTTTGCGCAACTCATAAATTAACGGGGCACCCGCAGCTCGTTGCTCAACAATCAATGAGTCCGGCTCAAATTCGTTGTAAAGCTCCAATGCTTTTGCTTTTAACTCCGGAAACTCCATACGTTGTTTAAACGCATCAAGAAGAATAATGTTGGTCTTCATATCCCCGTGCTGGTTGGGATGTTCAAACACACCCCAAGTTGTACAGGCGGAGTAGTCTGCGCGGTTATTTTTTTCAAAGGCCGTATCCCAAGACTGGATGATGTAATCACACTGCGGCGGATGCCGCTCTGTCCATATTCTCCAATCACTGCGTTTAATGATTGCGCCTTCATTACCTGTGGGGTTCTGTTGGTATTGAGCTTCCCACTTGGCTACGGGGATCTCAGCCTTGATGGCTTCTAGTTCCGCCTTTGTCCAGAATGCGGGCCACAGCGGGGTTCCCGATGGAAGCAATGCGGGGAATTCAATTACCTCCCACTCATCCACTCCGTCACCGGCGGACTTCTTCATTATCTGCCCGGTCAAATCCCGTTTAGCCCAACGGGTCATCACAATAATAATTGCACCACCCGGCTGTAAACGCTGACGAGGGCCAGATGTGTACCACTCATACACATTGTCAAAGACCGCCGGATTGTTTTGTTTTGCTTCCTGCTCCGAATGAGGATCGTCAATGATCAACAGATCAGCGCCCTTACCCGTAACAGCACCGCCAACACCAATAGCAAAATAGTCTCCGCCCTTGTCTGTGTTCCATCGTCCTGCGGCTTTGCTGTCGGTAGACAGCTTAGTATCAAACACCTTTGTATAGGCTTCAGAAGAAACAAGGTTCCTAACCTTCCGGCCAAAGCCGGTAGCAAGCTCTGCGGTGTGAGCTGTTTGAATGATCTTTTTTTCCGGGAACTTTCCCAAGAACCAACTGGGAAGAAGATAAGAAGCAAACTCCGACTTAGTGTGTCGCGGAGGCATATTGATAATTAAACGTTTTAGCGTTCCCGCAGCAACACGCTCAAATGCATCTGCCATGATTGCATGGTGTTTACCCGATATAAACACAGGCCACATTTGCTTGGCAAAGAAAAGAAACGACTCCTTGCATCGCTCAACGCGATCCATTTCCAACAATTGGGTGATCTTGGCTCGTTCTGCCTCTGGCACCTTATCTACGATCTGCAGGTAATAAGAGACTTCAGTCTGCGTGAGGAGACTCATAGCTTTCCAATCTCCTTTACGGAGCGGTCTTTAAGAACCACAGAGCGAAACTTGTACGGGCGATTTTCAAGGTGGCCTTGTTCTTTTAACTTGTGAATGATTCTATGGATGTTTGACTTTGAGCTAAGCCCTATGCCTTTAGCAATAACGTCATAGCTAGGCGATACACTGTGTAAACGGGTGTACACCTTTATGAAGTCATAGACAAGCTTTCCTTTTTCAGTCATACCACTAGTGTAAACGCAAATACGAACGTTCGCATTAGTTTTTAAAAATTTTATATAGGGGTGGGG